TCAAGATTTTAGCTACACGATTTTATATTTTGAAAGGTTTGCTTGATCAGCATGCGGGCCCAATTTTTGAGATGGAGCTCCACAAACGTGGACTAACGCAATTTGAAGCACGGAAGTTTTCCACAGGGGATTCTTCCAATGCTTACCACACCGCCAAAATGTTGATGTTGAGTCACAAGCTGGCAATTTATGACTATCCAGTTCCGACAACTATCACTTCCGATATGGCGACCAAGCTACACTCGCCACTCATTTCTGAATTGCTCGAGCTTCAATCTACTTCTGGTGGAAAAAACATTCAGATTGTTGAAGCTCCGAAAGTCGCTGGAAAGCACGACGATATGTCGGATTCTTTTGTGCGGAGTTTGCTTCTTGCTACGGAATACCTTCAGGAACACCCTGGAGCGATGGAATCAAGCGTCCACCAACTTTCCACTCCATCTCCCGTTCGGCCCATCGGTTATCGACAATTCTATCGACAGAGAGCCCGTCTTCACGGGTCTCCTGATAGGAATCGAACTGTTCCTGCGGGTATGAGACGGAGATAGCCTGTTATTTTGTTGCTTTAGTGATGGGAGACATTGGAGTAAAGGATACTGCTGCCTATAAAATTGTACGGCAAATTCTTGATCATACTTGGGGATCAGACTCCAAATTGGAGGAGAAAGATTTCCTCCATGTTCTATCTAGCTTCTATCGTCGCGGTGGCTCTTGGGAACGTCTCATGGATGGAGATATGAAGTGCGTTAAGCACTTGGAAGACTCCATTGACGATTTCATGAATGCTAAGAAGCTTGTAGCAGTAGCCCATCGACTAGTTTCAAGAGTACCTCAAAATTAGTAAGGTTGCGTGTGGCCTCCTCTCCCGGGTCAATTTTATCGCAATCTAATCAACCGCTTTCGGTTAAGGGAAAGAAGTCTTCAAATCCCCTTCAGCAGCCATTTGGGGACCCGTCGAAGTCCCTTCGGGACTTTGAATATGAAGAAGCTCGGAAGGAAATTGGGAAAATATTTGATGGTGTTGAAGCCTGCTGCAAGAAGATTGACGGAATTGTTTTGGAACTGAATGGTGTTCTGGCGGCCTCGGTAGTTTTGGAAAAGAAGATGACTTCTCTCTGGGCTACCAAGGACCTGCGTCTTAGCCAACGTCTGCGCATGGGGAGAGTCCTTCAAACGGTTGGAGTGGCCGCTCAAAAACTTGCACTAGTTACTAGAACTATCCGGATGGTGGCTTCGATTACGCGTGAAGACGTTGATCAAACAATAACTTTGCCGGAGCCAGGATTTCGATGATGCGCCTTTTGGTCGCTGATGGTGTCAGATGACTAAGAAAAGGACTGGGGTACAGCCGCCTCCTACAAATCAGGGGAGAGTCCTGCCCATCACGCCATCGGAAAGTGTCGGGACTCCGAAGAACCGATTGACTAAATTAGAACGCCAAGCGCGGCGTGAAGCTGCTCAATCCGTTCGTGTAGCTGCTTTTGGTGGCAACTTCGGGAACGCTGGTGGTGGTTCTATTCAAAATGCCGATTCGGCATTTTACAGCCCCCAATTATCTACCGACTTCCTCGAGCTCCCTCAATCTGAGCGTGAGAAGCGCGAGCTCTTTCGATTTTGGTATGTCTCCCATCCGATCGTTGGTGCGTCGATTGATTTTCATACTGACGTGCCGATGTCGAAAATTCGGTTGTCCTTGCCAAAAGGCAAGGACATTAAACGAAACAAACAGATCCTGCACTTCTATGAAGCTATGTGCAGGAGGATCCGGCTTTTTCAGACTCTCTACGATGCTACTCATGAATACTGGCTTCATGGGAACGTCTTTGTTTTCTGTGAAGACCATGACGTAGGTAATGAAATCCCAGAAAGCATCACCCTCGACATCCAGGAGGAGGTCGTGGGTGAAGTTGATTATCAGGGTCGAACGGTTAAGAAGGTTGAGCAACGCAAGAAGCTCAAGCCTGAAAGCGAACGCGCTAAGGCCATCCATTCATTTGTCCAAGAAAAGTATAAAGGCTGGCAACGCCTTCAAATTCTTCCTCCCGAGCAAATTAAACTCGAGGTTTTCCAGTATACTAATCGAACCAAGATGGAGCTGATTCCAAGTGAAAAGGATCGGCTCGTTGTTCTCAAATCGCAAGAACAACACGACGAGGAATCAACACGTATTGCTGAGGACATTCCCGAGCAAATTCGAGAGAATCTCCTAAGTGGTCAACCAATTCCTCTCAACACTAGCCCGTACGACAACTATCTTTGTTCGTCCTTCTGTTATCACTTGGCTCATAAAAAGAGCCCATACGACGAGAGAGGCATTTCAATTCTGGAGCGATGCCTGCGCACGCTGCTTTATCAAGACAAGCTTCGTCAAGCTCAGACTTCCATCGCGTCTCGCGCGATGACTCCGAAACGTGTCGTGTGGGCTGAGAAGATGTCGGAGCCCGACACTCAAGATCTGCGTGATCAAATCGATCAGGCTCTCATTGATCCCGATTTCACTATTGTTACGAACTTTGAAGTCCATTGGGACGAGATCGGTTCTCGCGACCGTCTCCTTGACCTGAGCACCGAATACGAAATTACCAACAAACTGTTGTTCATTGGACTCCGTATCACTGAGTCCATGCTTACGGGTGAGAGTACCTATTCAGGTGAACGCATTCATCTAGACGTTATGAATACGATGTATCTCCTCTATCGGGAGACCATCGCAGAATTTGTAGAGCAGCAGCTCTTTGCACCTATCGCAGAAAAGAAGGGTTTCTGGGAAGATGACGAATACGGGAATCGTGTTCTTCTCTACCCAAAACTTCAATTTACGCGTCTTGCGTTGCGCGATAATACCGAGCTCCAAGATTTCATGTTCAATTTGTACCAGAAGGGCTCAATGCCCATTGCGCACATCTATGAACTTCTCAATATTGACGTTGAAGATGCCCATGCTCAACTCTTGAAGGATGCTTGGACATTGAAGGATGCGAATATGAATGAGCTTTCTCGAGCGGTTCTTTCCGCCGCTGGAGAGGATTTCTACGAATCCACGGATGTCGGAGAGAAGCTCATGAAGAACCTTGGTCTCAAGCCAACCAAAAAAGCTGGCGACCGATTCGGAAAAGAAGAGGCACCTTAGCCCTTAAGTGGCCTGGAATGGATATACCTCCATGGCCAGCGACCTGACTCCGACCGAGAAAGAAGAACGGCAGGTTGAGAGGCTAATTAACAAAGAGCCTGCTCCGAGTCGTAAACCTGCTGAACGTCGAGGTCCTAAACATGATAATCGCCGAGATCGCATGACAGTTGACGATCCTGACATTAATAATATGGATCCGGATCTGTCCTTGAACTATAAGAGTTCATCTTTGGCGGATATCGCACTATTGATTATGTTCCGACAGGTTGCTGCTGATGATCCTCCTAAGACTCAACGGTCTCCTGAGGCTCCCAAAGAAGCACCGAAACTGAAAGTTCCGCGTCCCGGACCTAAGAAGGAGCCTGCACCAAAAGCTCCGCCTCCAATTCCGGAAACTAAAAAGTCAATTCCTAAGACTGCACCGCCTAAAGCCGTTCCACCGAAGGAACCTAAGAAGATCCCGAAACGCCTAAGGACGACAGTAAATCGCTTTGAGGAGAAGCTCCGGGAAGCTTCTCCTGCTGTTGCTAATGCTTTCAGACTATATGCAGAATCAACGTATCTAAAGGATACGACCAATATTGATTCCAATATTGACAAATTGGATAAGATGGACAGGACTCTTACGTCCCAATCCAGAACCCTTGGTCGACAGTTCCTTACATCGGGTAATCTATCTGATCTGTTGGTTCAATCATGGCCGAAAGACAAAGAAGACTGGGTTGGTAGGGGAGCAGTAATTGGAGGACTTCAAGAAGCTGTTGACTCCATTCCCATTCCTGCGGCGTTCAAAGCTCCATTTGAGCGGTTGACTCCTGGTGACATCATCAAGGATCGGGAACTGATTCAGAAAGTTGTTGAGAGTACCGCTGGTGGGCCGACAACGCACGATATTAAAGAAGGTGTCGTTGTTCGATTCGCTCAATTGATGGCTGCTCTGAAAATTTTGAGCAAAAACCCGGATTCTGTTGATAAATCTACTCTTTCTAAGGGGATGAAGGAACTCTCGAAGGTTGTGAGCGATCAAGCTCATCAACTTTTGGAACTTGGTTCCATCATGGATAGTTGGCATAAGGCCATCGCGGACCTTAAGCCCGGTACGCCGTCTGACAAGGCTCCAGGCAAAGATTTGAATAGAGTTCTGCATAGTTTAGAGAATTATTTAAGTCCCGCTAAGAAACCCGTGGTGGACCCCACTACCTATGTAGATGAGCTTGAGAAATATCTCAAAAAGAAGTATGGTGAGGTTCCGAAGCAGGTCGCACCCCTATTCAAGGGGTTTAAGCGTGCAGCAACTTCTAATGACAGCAATTCCGATAGGATAATGGCTGCCAACAGACAGGCCACGTACCATGGTGTCAAAATTCAGGGTCATCCTGAAGGCACCAGTAATACTTCGTACCTGTCTTACGATAAGCGATACTTCGGCGAAGAGCATTTCAAGTCCATCCTTAAGTTCGCTAAAGAGCTGATGGAAGAGGACTGGCTCAAATATGAATGGGAAGGAGGGGCCAAGGATGCACCATTCCGTGCAGCTCTTGACCTTTCAATCCATCTTGCTGATGGCAGCCTATACCAGTCCAAGATTGACTCTGAGACGTATGACATGCTTCTAAACCGGCTCGCCGGTTGGGACTGGGACACGTTCTCGGAAACAGTTCTTCCAACCCGGAGCAGTAAAGCTAGCAGGAGCGTCGCGAAAATGAACCAGCCCCAACCCGCATTCAAGAACCCGCATGTCGCAAAGATCATGCGCATTGCCAGTGATCTTCGCGCAACGGATCCTGGCGCCGCGCTGGAAATCATCAAGAATCTGCGCTCGCTAGTTTCTTCGGATGCGACTCCTGCCCCAGACATGAGCACTCACGTTGCACAAGAGCAAGAGCAGCAGGAGCAAGAGGGACGCACCTCTCAGCAAATGCTGAATGCTCAACAGCAGCAAGAGCAGCAAGGTCAGCAACAGCAACAGCAGGGTCAGCAGCAAGAGCAAGCCCAGCAGGAGCAGCAGGGCCAGCAGGAGCAGCAGGCGATTGACCCTGGTGACATGCTTGATTTCAAGTCCATGGGCCCTGAGGACTTCGAGAAGTTGAAGGTCGAGGCCAAGAAGCAGCTTTTCGAGGCCAAAGATATCGAGCAGTTCATGAAGGGCCTCGATAAGATCATGGAAGAGGTTGGCGGCCATACGGCCAGCGCGAGGATCTCGCTCTCCACCCTCATCCGTATCGCGGCTGCTCTTCCTGCTTCTCGTAAGGTTCTTCTTCCCGTAATTATTGCGGCGAAGAAGAAGAGCGACAAGAAGAAGCAGAAGAAGACCTCTCAACCCAAGAAGGAAGAGGCCAAGCCGAAGGATGATAAGACGGCTAAGCCGAAGAAGCCGCCTTTCGGAGGCAAGAAGGCTCCTCCCTTCGGAGGCAAGAAGGCTCCTCCCTTCGGAAAGAAGAAGAAGGCCTCAGTGGAAATCGAGACTTCTGATCTCGATTGGTGAGACTTCTATACCCTGAGTCCTCTTGAAAGCCCGGAGATCGCAAATGCCCATCGAGAAGCAAATCGCCAGCAAGATGCTGACCCGCCTTGACACGATCGCATCGCGTGTCGAAACGCTCACGAAGGAAGGGAAGCTCCAGCCCCGCACGGCAGGTGAGCTTCTCAAGCATATCGACACCTTCGCTGACAGTCTTCAGATTGCAGCATACGGTAAGGAGGCTTTTGAAGCCTTCCGTGCCAAGGTGGCGAAGGTCATCCAGAGGGATCCTGACGAGAAGTATATGGATACCTTCGACAACCCGATCAAGCCCATTCAGACTGATCCGGATGAACCGTACATGCACAAGACTGAAGCTCCCTTCAACGGGAAGGCTCAGGGTACCTTCGACGTGGACCCCACTTCTACTGTTACTGAGCGCGACGAGTACAACGTTCGCGATCTCAATGAGTTTGCAGGTGGTACCAAGAAGCAACCTTCTTGGTCGAAGGGTCCCGCGGGGAAGAGCACCATTCAAGGAGCCAC